AAGGCTATCAGATCTACAGATAATAAAATTAGATCCTAAAATATTTAGATTAAATGTAGACGGAGAAAGAGTAGAATTAAAAGCAGAAGAATTACAAGAACAAAGATTATTTATTAGAGCGTGTATGAATCAAATACATAAGTACCCACCAAAACTTAAACCAAGAGATTACGAAATACTTGTTCAAACTTTAATGGCTAACCCAGAACTAGTTGAAGCTCCAGAGGGTGCATCTAAAAAAGAACAGCTGTCACAGCATCTTGAAAATTATTGTACAAATAGAACTGCAGAAGGCGCAACAAAAGAAGATATGGAATCAGGAAACGTGTGGAGTAAAAGTGGACATCATCACTTTATCTTTACACATTTTTATCACAAATTTTTACATAGACACAAATGGACAGAGAAGTATGACATCACAATACTATGGTTACTAGAACACTGTGGATGTGAAGTTGTCAGAATGAATATAGGTAAAAAGAAAATGTCCGTAATAAAATTAAAAGAATTTGAGAAAGAAGATATGAAAATAAAAGAAAGAACATTTAAAAGAGAGGACGCATTTTGAAAACTATTGTTCTTGGTCCACCTGGCACAGGTAAAACAACTACATTATTAAATGAAGTAGATAAATATTTAAAACAAACTGATCCTGATAAGATTGGTTATTTTTCTTTTACACAAAAAGCAGCCTACGAGGCAAGAGACAGAGCCATGTCTAAGTTTAATCTGTCAGAAGATGACCTACCATATTTTAGAACACTACACTCATTAGCTTTTAGAAAACTAGGTATAAAAAAAGACGAGGTCATGCAACGTAGACACTATGAAGATTTAGGTAAAAAAACACAATATAACTTAGACTATCATGAGTATGATAATGAACATACGGGATTATTTACAACTAAAAGTGATTTACTACGCATAGTACAGATAGCTAAACTACGAGGCATTACACCAGAACAACAATATAATTTAAAAGAACACACTCAAGATATAGAAGTTAGTGATCTAAAACAGTTTGTACATGATTTAGATCAATACAAGAAACAGTATAACTTAATTGATTTTACAGACATGATTACAGAATTTATTAAATCAGATAAGTCACCACGATTTGATGTTGTATTTATAGATGAAGCACAAGACTTATCACAAACACAATGGAGTATGGCAAAATCTATTTGGAATAAGACACAAGATACTTTTATTGCAGGTGATGATGATCAGGCTATATTTAGGTGGGCTGGTGCAGATGTAGATAGTTTTATAACACAGACGGGAAAGATAATGCAGTTGACACAGTCATACCGTATACCGCAGGTAGTTCATGATGTGGCATCACGCATAGTAAATAAAATACAAAACCGACTACCAAAAGAGTGGCGACCAAAAACACAAAGAGGATTGCTTTCATATCACGATGACTTTGAACAAGTTAACATGAAGAAAGGTAATTGGCTAGTGTTAGCTAGAACCAAATTTATGCTGAGTGATTTAGAGGATACACTATACTCACAAGGGTTGTATTACCAGAACAAATTTAAAACAAATAGAGAACAAGACCTGTACACTGCTGTAAATGATTGGGAAAATTTGCGTAAAGGTGTGGATATTAATCACGACCAAATTAGTAGGATATCATCTTACATGTCAGAAAAACATTTTGAAAAAAATTGTTTAAAGTACATGGACAAAGATGCAAGACACACTATGCAATCTTTACGAGAGAGAATGTGGTTGAAAACAAATGATGTGTGGTATAATGCTTTTGATAATGCACCACAAAAGAAAGTTAGATATATTAGAAGGATGAGGGAGAATGGTGAGAAACTAAACTCTAGTCCAAGAATTACTCTGTCTACAATACACGGAGTCAAAGGTGGTGAACAAGATAACGTAGTTCTCTTGACTAACCTATCCAGAAACACACAAAGAAACTACGAACAAAATCCTGATGATGAAAATAGATTATTCTATGTCGGAGCGACTAGAGCTAAAAATCATTTACATATTATCAGACCAAAAGATATTTATAAAGGATATAAGATATGACAAAACCACAGAACAAACAAATAGGTGGATCCCATTACATGTACTTTGACATTCAGCCATACGAATTTATTTCTAAAAATAATTTATCGTTTTTCCAAGGCTGTGTTGTGAAGTACGTTTGCAGGTACATGCACAAGAATGGTATAGAGGATCTTGACAAGATTATACATTACTGTGAATTAGAAAAGAAAAAATTACAGGATACAAAAAAGAAATGAAGACACCATTATTTAAACCACAAACAGAGTGGCTACCACCAACAGACTTTCCTGATTTAAGAAAGTATGATGAGATAGCCATAGACTTAGAAACAAAAGATCCAAACCTAAACGAAAGAATGGGATCTGGTTCTGTTGTAGGTGTAGGTGAGGTTGTAGGTATATCATTAGCCACACACGATTGGTGTGCATACTATCCAATAGCGCACGAAGGTGGTGGTAACATGGATCGTAAAATGGTTCTTGATTGGTTCCAGGATCAAATGCGAACACCCTCTACAAAAATATTTCACAATGCAATGTATGATGTATGTTGGTTAAGAAGACTTGGCATACAAGTAGATGGTATGATTGTAGACACAATGATAGCTGCATCTCTTATCGATGAGAATAGATACAGGTATGATTTAAATGGTATATCAAGAGACTATCTTGGTAAAGGTAAAGACGAGTCAGCGTTATACGAAGCTGCAAAGTCTTGGGGTGTAGATCCCAAAGCAGAGATGTATAAGCTACCAGCTATGTACGTTGGATCTTACGCGGAGCGTGACGCCCAACTTACATTGGAGCTATGGCAGGAGTTTAAAAAAGAAATAATACACCAGGACCTAGAAGCTATATTTTCTATGGAGACTAAATTGTTTCCTGTTCTTGTTGACATGAGATATCTTGGTGTGCGTGTAGATCAAGACAGAGCGGCCATTGAAAAGAAAAGAATGGTTGAAGAAGAGAAAAGATTATTAGGTGGTGTATATGCAGAGACAGGACAAGAGGTGCAGATATGGGCAGCTAGATCTATTGCCAAAGTATTTGACAAACTTGGTTTACCATACGATAGAACAGCAAAGACACAAGCACCAAGCTTTACTAAAAACTTTTTAGCTAATCACCCACACAAAATTGTACAAGCTATTGCAAAAGCAAGAGAAATAAACAAAGCACACACAACATTTATAGATACAATACTTAAATATTCATACAAAGGTAGAATACATGCAGAGATAAACCAATTACGTGGTGATAGTGGTGGTACAGTCACAGGCAGGTTCAGTATGAATAATCCAAACTTACAGCAAATACCTGCAAGGAACAAAGACCTTGGACCACGGATCAGAAGTTTATTTATACCAGAAGAACATTGTAGGTGGGGTTGTTTTGATTACAACCAACAAGAACCAAGACTTGTAGTTCATTATGCAGCATTACAAGGTTTCTATTCTGTAGAAGATGTTGTTGATGCGTACAAAGGTGGTGATGCAGACTTCCATCAGATTGTGTCTGATATGGCTGGTATCAATAGAACACAAGCCAAGACGATCAATTTGGGTCTTTTCTACGGTATGGGTAAAAACAAATTACAAGCAGAGCTAGGTATAAACAAACTACAAGCAGAAGAATTATTTAAACAATATCACAGCAAGGTTCCGTTTGTTAAACAACTTATGGATGCTGTGATGGATAGAGCACAGCGTAAAGGTAAAGTGCGAACGTTGTTGGGTCGATTATGTAGGTTTCATTTGTGGGAACCAAACCAGTTCGGTATACACAAGCCATTGCCTCACGATGATGCGCTCGCGGAACACGGACCAGGAATCAGAAGAGCATACACATACAAAGCTTTGAATAGATTAATACAAGGATCTGCAGCAGACATGACAAAGAAAGCTATGATAGATTTACACGCAGAAGGTATTGTACCACACCTACAAGTTCATGATGAATTAGATATATCC